AAACACGGCAATAAACAGACAAATAAACCAAGGACACAACCCCATTTGCATAATAAGAATATTTACTCCAGCATGAAGAATCTTATCTTCGTATCTTTGAAGGAACTGTTTAATCTTCATCGTTTCCCCCTTTCCCTGAAGCAAAATCTTTCAGACGCTCTACGACTGATTTAGGAAGAAATCCCGGTAGGATAGCTTCAATATTCTCGGCAATAGATAATCCTTCACGTACCATGAGGATAGTACAGCCAAATGAACCAAACCACTGTAATGTAGTTACTGGTTGGTTATGCACAGTAAAACAGGAAAGAACATGAGCCAGGATCATAACAGCGGAATACACAATCAGTTTTTTACCAACCATGCCATAACCTTTGCTAGATATATCCCTAGTGAACCAATGTTTGAGAACACCGAGTGCTGTATCGACCGCCATCAAGACGGCAAGCCACTTTACAAATTCCCAATCATCAAAGACGTATGTCCGGAAAAAATCGGCATTTAGGATGCCGTTGAGAGGAAGTGCAATAATGCACACTAATTTAAGATTCTTCATACCTTTGTTTTTTATTCAAAGGTATGAAGCTATATAGAGAGGTAAAAAGACAGATTAATCCGTAAACATATACACGGAAAGATCAACCTTTTCTATTTCGTCTGAAATCGTATCTCCATACATTGTTAGACACACCCGATAACGGTCAATACTTCTTTGAATCTGTTGTATTGTTGGTTTATCGGGATATTCCGAACTGGCAAAAGTTACCAGGTCTTCACCATTATCATCTTTTCCGACCACTCTGAAATGATGACGTACAATCCAGGTTCCATCCGGTTGCTGCTCGATAGGCTTAGCACATGTCC